CCGCCGAACTGGTCAATCAGTCACAAGACACATGGCTTATATGGTGCAATCTCAACGCCGAAGGAGAAGCACTGAAAGCGGCTATACCCGGGGCGGTAGAAGTCAAAGGATCTGACAAGGCGGAATACAAAACACAGATGATGGAAGATTTCAGCGACGGGAAAATCCGTGTACTCATATCCAAACCGTCTATCTGTGGATTCGGTATGAACTGGCAGCATTGTCACAACATGATATTTGTGGGCTTATCTGACAGCTTTGAACAATATTATCAAGCTGTCAGGCGGTGCTGGCGATTCGGGCAGACACACGAGGTCAATGTCTATTTTGTCGTAGCGGATACAGAGGGAGCCGTTGTCGCAAACATCAAAAGAAAAGAGCAGGATTTTGAGTGCATGCTGAAAGGCATGATACAAGCTACACAGCACATCACAGAAAACAATATACGAAGCACAAAAAGACAGCAGAGCAGGTATGAACCGCATACCGCAATGAGACTGCCGGAATGGCTGAAAGGAGAAACAGCATGAATATACTGCATCAGGAAATACAAGAGAAGTACTCGATTTATCACGGAGACTGCTGCGAAGTAATCAAAGGCATCCCGGATAATTCCATCGATTATTCCATCTTTTCTCCGCCGTTTTCGTCACTGTACACGTACAGCAACTATCTGGAAGACATGGGAAACAGCAAAAACGACGATGAATTTTATACACATTTTCGTTTCCTTGTAAATGAATTAGCAAGAGTTCTCAAGCCAGGAAGAAATATATCCATCCACTGCATGGATATACCAGCGATGAAAGAACGGGACGGATACATCGGACTGAAAGATTTTCCGGGAGACATAATACGGCTTTTTGAGGAATACGGATTTATCTATCACTCCAGAGTAACGATATGGAAAGATCCGTTGATAGAAGCAACAAGAACAAAAGCCATCGGACTTATGCATAAACAGCTTATGAAAGACAGCAGTATGTGTAGAAACGGACTGCCGGATTATCTGATTACCATGCGGAAAGCGGGGAACAATCCGGAACCCATAACGCACAAAGACGGATTGACACAATTCTATGGAAAAAATGAGCCAAATGCACCGAAAAGAGCGGTCACACTGAAAAACAGCAAAATCCACAAAAACATATCTATGAGTCGGCTTGATCCGACATATTCCCATCACACATGGAGAAAATACGCATCCCCGGTATGGATGGATATCGACCAGTCAAACACACTCAACAGACAGCAGGCGAGGGATAAAGACGATGAGAGACACATCGCGCCGCTCCAATTGGACGTAATCGCCCGCGGGGTGGAGCTGTGGTCAAATCCAGAAGATATCGTGCTGTCACCGTTTATGGGCATCGGATCGGAAGGCTATCAATCCGTAAAAATGGGAAGAAAGTACATTGGCATCGAACTGAAAGATTCGTACTATGCACAGGCGGTAAAGAACCTTGAACGAGCTGTATATGAATCACAAAGTTCAACGTTATTCTGAGGAGAAAAAATGGACGAAATAGATTATATCAATGCATATAAAGGATATAGAAAATGGCAGAAGCTTGTATACGGTATGATCCCGTGCAGAGCGGGAAGAGCGCTTGCCGCAATGGTAACCATAGCCGGCGTAATAATATTGGCGTCAATAATAACACTGATTACCAGTCCGATAGTCATCATAAAAACAGCTATTAAAAAGATCAATGAAGATGGTCCGCAAGAAATCATCATGGCGATTGAATTTAAAAGAATAAAAAACGGATATGAACAGTACATAAAAGATATAGGAGGTATTCAATGACAGACACAGAAGAAGAAATACTGAAAATATCCCGAGGATTTCCGGCGGAACCATATAGCAATACAGAACTATTTAACGTCATGGCGGCGTACCTGATAGGTGGTACAACAATCATTCACGGCAAAAAGATACGGGGAGTAAAATCACGCAAAACAAATCTGAAAAGAGCAGCGGCACTGCTTATACATGAAATTAACAGAATAGACGAGGTAGAAGAATGAACTACATCAAACCATTTACAGACATATTCGGTATCAAGCCTGGAGAAGAATTCGGCATATTATTTCCAGCGGAGAAGAGAGTATCAAAACACTTCTGCATAGACGAGCGGAAAGGCTTAATGGTAATGGTTGGGAAGAACTGGACAAAAGCCAACGGAACGCTAATAGAAAAGATCCTCATTGGAGATGTTGAAATCAGAAAGCTAAAAAAGAAAGGAGCATAACAATGTTTAGAAACTTATGGATTGTTTTATTTTCAGCGGTATTTATATGCGGGCTAACGGGAATTATAAAAGCGGAATGGGTAACGACAGAACTCACAGTATACACACCTTATGAATGTCCGAATGAACACACTGCATCCGGAACGATACCGACTGAAGGCAGAACCATAGCGTGCAACTGGCTGCCGTTCGGAACACAAGTACAGATATACGGACACTGGTACACCGTGGAAGACCGAGGCGGCATGGAAGGCATAGATATATTTAAAAACTCATACGATGAAGCGATAGAGTTCGGACGCAGGAATGCGGAAGTATACATAGAGAGGTAAGAAGATGAACACAGTACAAATCACAGGGAATCTTGCCAAAGATCCAATTATCAGAGCAACGAAGACAGGGAAAGCCGTAGCGTCATTTTCCGTGGGTGTAAGTAAGAGAATCACAAAAACGAACGGGGATATTTTAGATCTGACTGATTGGGTCAATGTAACCGCCTGGGGAAAACTGGCAGAGGCAGTAGGTAATGAACTCACAAAAGGAAGCTATGTCTTTATCGAAGGGCGGTACTCTACAAGATCATATGACACACCGGACGGACAAAGACGGTATGTAACAGAAGTGGTAGCGAATATGATTGCAAAACCGATTGGAAGTAATCAACAATCAATGAATGCAGGCTTTTCCGGCGGAACATCTGTAACGCAATTTTCCGCACCAGTGAAATTTGAAGACATGGGCACTGTGAGCAAAGAGCCGGGATATAATCAGCCAGAATATGAACAAGATGAAATCCCGTTTTAAAGGAGGACGAAATGGATAGATTAATTGACGTAGCGAGTGTAGTGATATTTATCAGCATGATAATGTATGCCGCAATTAAACTCGACGAAGCGGCGAAAAAACTGCGAGATGAAGAAGAGCGGATTTATGAAGAAAGGAAACTGAAATGAGAAGAGGTTTTGAAAAAGTAAGCGGATATGAATATGTAAACTTGCCACAGAGAAAGACAAAGCAATCAGCGGGGTATGACATTGAAAGTGCCGTTGATGATGTAATCACACCCGGCGAGACAAAATTGATTCCAACAGGATTAAAAGCATATATGTGTGAAAATGAATGGATGGGAATCTATATAAGATCAAGCATTGCGGTTAAGCATGGAATTGTTTTGGCAAACAATGTGGCGGTAATTGATTCAGACTACTACAACAATCCAGACAACGAAGGACATATCATGTTGCCAATTAGAAATGTATCAGGAATGCCTTATACAGTAAAAAAAGGAGACAGGATTGTACAGGGAATCTTTCATCAATATTACAGAGTAGATGGTGATAAAACCGATGGAAGCAGAATTGGTGGTATAGGAAGTACGGGTAAATAGATCCGAAAAGGAGCAGAACATGACATTAAAGAAAGCACTCATGATTTTAGAAAAACTTGGAGATGGATTAAGTAATGGCAATTACTGGATTACAAGCGACTGGATAAACGTTGATGAAGACGAAGAAGAAAAATTAAATAACGATACTATCGTAGCTTTGGATGTAGTTATTAAAGAAATGAAGCTGCTTTACAAGGAGAAAAATGCAGATAACAGTAGGTAGCCTATTTGACGGGATTGGCGGATGGTGTATGGCGGCACAGCGAAACGGAGCTGTTCCGCTGTGGTCATCGGAAATAGAACCGTTCTGCATGGAAGTCACAAAAAAACACTTCCCGAATGTCATACAATTGGGCGATATCAGAAAAATAAAAGGCGACAAAATACCACCAGTAGACATTATATGTGCAGGCAGTCCATGCCAAGATTTATCGGTGGCAGGGAAAAGAGAGGGGTTAAAAGGTGAACGAAGCGGATTATTTAAAACGGCAAATGACATTGTTTCCGATATGCTTAGAGCCACAAGAGGAGAATACCCAAAATACTTTATATGGGAAAACGTCCTGGGAGCATTTTCAAGCAATAAAGGACGTGACTTTCAAGCCGTGCTTAGCGAAATCACACAAGCCAATATTCCAATGCCTCGATCTGGACGATGGGCAAGAAGCGGAATGGTACGAAGTAAGAGATGTCACCTCGCATGGCGCGTCCTTGACGCTCAATATTGGGGCGTCCCCCAGCATCGAGAGAGAATCTTCCTTATTGCGTGTTTTGGAAATAGGGGGGGGTAGACCGGAAGTATTATTTGAGTCCGAAAGCATGCCAGGGAATCCTGAGGAGAGCCAAGGCAAGAAAGAAACGATTACCAGAACTGCTGTATCGAGTACTGAAACATCAGTCTATGACATCGGAAATGGACAAATAAACTCTATAAGAATGAGAGAAAAAGCGGGAGCGCTGAACTGCATGCATGACCAGCGATGTGTGCTTGTCAAAACATATAGAATCGGATCATACGAAAGTGAAGGAATGAAAAGCAACAATCCGACAGCGGGCATAAAAGAAGTAGATAAAAGCAACACATTAGATCTAAGCGGAAGTAATCCAGCAAGAAACCAAGGCGGCATCTGTATAAGCGTTCTCGATATGACACATGCGCAAGACGTTATCAGAGAAAGGAATGACGGAACAGTGCAGACACTCAATAACAGGATGGGGACCGGCGGGAATCAAGTGCCAATCATATACACATTTAACAGAGACGCAAGTGTAAAAAATAACATGCCGGTCTATGAAGACAAAACATCTACATTAAAACCATCAACAAGATTAGCGGTTGTCTATGCGATTGACTGTAGAAACAGCCGACTTTCACAGATATCAATGACATTACAGGCAAAAAACCAAGGAGGATATAGTCTTAATTATCAAAACCCGATTATAGTTAAGAATTACGTCCGACGTCTTATGCCGCTTGAATGTGAGAGACTGCAGGGACTTCCGGACAACTGGACAGAAGGCGGGAGCGATACAGCAAGATACAGAGCAATCGGAAATGGAATGGCACAGCCATGTGCTGACTATGTAATGAGTAAGGTGGTTGAAGACATTAAGGAAGAGACATGAGTAAAAGTAAAGAAGAAGCAGTAATGCAATATGCAATAGCAGAACATTTTGGTAATAAGAATATTGTAATTCCGAATATTAGCTTTGCGAGAATATCATGCAGAATAGAAAAATATGATAAAGGCGGTTGCTTTATTGGGTATAAATATCCGTTTTCGGGTGTCAAGCATGAAGCTGACTTGATATTAATAAACGAAAATGATTATTTAACGGAGGTTGAAATCAAAGTTAGTTATAGTGACTTCTTAGCAGATTTCAAAAAGAAAGAAAAACATCTTACAAAGTACACGAAGGCAGTCTATTATGCGTTTCCGCATAACATGTACAAAGAAAATGAGGGAAAAATCAAGAAAGTGCTGTTTGAAAAATTCCCGGAAGCAGGAGTAATTATTGTTAATGCAGAAGAAATGGCAGTAGACATAATAAAGAATGCTGAATATTTCAATGTTGAAAAAATCCCAATTGAAGTAAAAATTGGGTTGATGCGGATCGGGTGTCAAAAATGGTGGAGGAGAAAATGAAACAGGATAAAGAAGAATGGGTAGTGTCACTGGATGGAGAAAATTATAACGGATATATGACATACCAGACAAAAGAATTGGCTATTGAAGCTGGACAGAGGGAATTTACGAATGTAAAAAATGGTCAATATTCAGAGGTTTTTGATGGGTACATAGGTGATGATAAGTTTTTCTATGTTGCGCTACTTTCGAGGCCAGAACCAACAGCAAACGTTAATAATATTATTATAGATGTAGCGTGCAACGCAGATGTTGTTTATGGCGAATATCGCTTTGATTTTTTAGAAAATGTCACAGAAGAACAAAGAGAAGAGCTTGAAAAAGAAATCAACAAAGTTGTTCAGAGCTGGCTTGATAAATACGAATTGAGAGATTATGGATTTTTAGTTGAAAATGTGGAGATGGTCAAAATATGAAAACACTAAAAGAAGAAGTAATGGAACTGCTGATGGATAAAATTGGAGTTGCAGAAAACGAAGAATTTGAAGCTCAATGTGGTTTATGTAGACATGGTACATTTAAATTTTGTAAAGGTGGAGTTCTTTTTGAAAAAATAGAAGAAGAATGGATGAGGTCGCTATTGTGGGGGGATCTTGTAACATATTTTGAAGATTATGAGTTTAAAAAGAAACCAAAACCATTCAAAACCAGAAAACATTTAAATTAAAAAAATAAACAAGAGGGAAAAATGATAAAAGACTTTAAAACTGGACGGGAATATCTACAGTCTATATATAATCAACATCGGCGGTACCTGTCGGTGCAAAGAGAGCTTGCGGAATGTAAAACACATATTTATCAAATAAAAGGGCAGCGATACGAAAAAGATAAGGTTTCCGGCGGAATACAGCCAGACCTATCAGACAGAGTAATACTCGTAGAAAAATACGAAGAAATGGTTGTGCAAGAACATAAAGATCTCATTATCATGAGGATAGAAGCACGAAGATTGATAGACATGATAAAAAACGATGACGAGAAAACAATACTGAGAGAATGGTATTTAAACCACAGGTCATATAGAGCAATATCAAGAACAATCCGCATAAGCAGGAATAATATAACAAAAACAAAAGAAGCGGCAGAAGCAAGCTTTGAGATAGTATTTCAAAGATTGAAAAAGAAGATACATACAGAAAACAAATAAAAAAGAAATCCATCGGAAAGGTGGATTTTTTCAATAAAAACTTATGAAAACACTTGACAGTATACCGAAAAAGATATATAATATATACAGAAAGGAGGTGAGAATGATAGAAAAGCAAGACTGGCAGTGGCTAATCGCAATCGTGATTAATGTAATCGTCCAAATCTGGGCGGTACAAGCCACAAAGCAAAAGCCCTCAAATCGGAAGCGCCGAAAACGAAACCGATAAGAGAGCGACGGGTAGGAGGGCGAAAGCCCTCTACTACCTGTATTATATCACAGGAGGTTAAGAATATGAAAACGTATGATGTTTTATTTGCCATATCTGCTATTGCAGGATTATATTTCATCGGTTTGGATAGGTATGGTATTGAGTGCTTAGTAAGCGGCTTAGTTATCGGAGGATATATCGGATGGAGAGTGTCAAAGTAATTGATGAGGTGATGACAACGACAGAAGCTGCAGAGCGATGGAAAGTTTCAGTGGTGGCAATTAAGAAGGCGTGTTCCGGTCAAAGAGGGTATCCGCCACGGTTTACAAGTGAAGAGTGCCGCAAGTCAGGGCATATCTGGTTGGTGACACGTGCGGGAATGGAACGAGTTTACGGCAAGATTTAATCAAAATATAATAAAAAAATGCCAAAAAGGCCAAAAAGACCAAAAAAGACAGAACAAGGTATGATAAGATTAAGATGCGAAAATTGAATAGAAGAACTGCAAAGCCATGTAGCCGCTCAGAAATGGGCGGCTTTTGCATTTACTATGATTTCCGGCGGTACTGACTGCTTGACAGGAGAAATATGAGAAGGGCATTGCGCGAATGTGGACATCTGGGGTGCCACGCATTAACAAGAGAAAACTATTGCGATAAGCATAAACAATTGCACATAAGAAATCCGAAAGAGTTTGAGCGGGAGTCACCGACTAAACGGGGATACAATTACAAGTGGACGAAGGCACGTAAAGTATTTCTGGCGCAGCATCCATTCTGTGAGTGCCCAGAGTGCAAAGCATCAGGACATCCGCTGCCGGCTAATGTTGTTGACCATATCATCCCGCACAGAGGCAATCAAGAGCTTTTTTGGAATAAGAATAACTGGCAGGCAATGAACAAGAGATGTCACGACAAGAAAACAGCGAGAGAAAACGGCGGATTTGGAAATAGAATTAAAGCTTGACAGACTACCCCCGGGGCAAAAATGTTTTGACCGGATGCGACAGTACCGTGCGCATCCTCTTTTGTAAAAAAAATTCGGGAAATGGACCTTACATTATACTCATGCGTTAAGATGTCAATTATGCGCAAATAGCAACATTAAAAAGAAAGGAGGAATAACATGGCCGGGCGTCCAGCAAAACCTATTGATTTGCATATAGTTTCAGGCAATCCAAGTCACCTGACGAAGGCGGAAATTGAACACAGAAAAAAATCAGAAATACATCTCGGAGAACAGAAATTAGTATGCCCGGTTTATGTGAAATCGAATAAAGAAGCATACAAAAAATGGAAAGAAATCAAGAAACTTTACACCGGTTTCAAATTCGTTTCTTCAGCGGATATCGGAATGATTGCGAGGTACTGCATGGCGTTTGCGCAGTATATAGATTTAATAGAACGCCGAGACATGATCGCCCGGATAGAATTAACCGGTGAAGAAACGACGGCAACGCAAGAAATTCTTGAAGTAGAATACAGTCAACGCAAGGCCGCAAAGCTCTACGAGAAGATAGAGTACATTTTATCTACCGGCGGCATCATGGCAATGGACAAAGCAATTAACGCGAAAATGGCGGCGCTTGTACAGATGGAAGATAGATTATTCTTGTCACCGCTTGCGAAAGTAAAAAATGTACCGAAAGAACCTGAAAAGAAAGAAGAAGACCCGCTAAGTAAAAGGGGTTTTGATGTATGACGCTGAAACAAGAGCTTATCAGGTACAGCAGGAAATGCATAAAAGACAAAACGCATATATGCCAGAAGCATCGCTGGGCGTGTATGCGTTTTTTGCGGGATGTAGAAAAAGAAGGTACAAAGAAATTTCCGTATGTTTTTGATGAAGAAAAAGCGCTAAGATTTTTCGCGTGGGCAGCTATGCATAAGCACACAAAAGGAATTTTAGCCGGGCAGCCTATTATATTTGAGCCTATCCGGCGGTTTATTTTCGGAAATATCTACGGCTGGGTCAATAAAGATACAGGGCTCCGGCGTTTTAAAAAAGCATATTGGCAGGTTGGGAGGAAAAATGCGAAATCACAATCACTCGCCATAGTCGGTGACTATGAAATGATGGCCATGGGGGAGCCGATGTCAGAAGTCTACATCGGAGCGACGAAAAGTATCCAGTCTAAAATCATCTACAATGAAATTTTAGCGATGCTTAGGCGATGGCCGGAAATGAAAGGAAAGTGGAAAGAAAGCTATGGTACTATTCGACACTTAAAAAGTGACTCTATCATTCGGGCGCTGTCAAAAGATGACGGGAAGACCGGGGATGGTCTAAATCCGCAGTGCGGTCTGATTGACGAGTATCACGCACACCCGACATCTGAGATACTGGATGTCATCGACACAGGCATGATGGCGAGAAAACAGCCTTTATTGTTTATCATCACCACCGCAGGGACGAACTTCGGAGGACCGTGCTACAGAGTAGAATATCCGCTGGTAGAAAAGATCCTCAATCCGGACATCGATTATGACGTACCGGATTATTTCTGTATGATTAATGAACTGGACAAAGATAAAGAAGGAAACCTGATCGATGATGTCAAAGATGAAAAATGCTGGATAAAAGCAAACCCGATCGTGGCAACATATCCAGAGGGCATTGCAAATATAAGGAGCGCGTTGAAAGTGGCAGTTGAGACACCGGAAAAAATGTCATCATTTCTCACGAAAAACATGAACATCTGGAATCAGCAATCCGGAACCTCGTATATAGATATGGGGAAATGGAACACTCGGGGACGGATAGAAGGCTACGACTTGTATGGACTGGATGCTTATATCGGCATGGACCTATCAAGCAAAGTCGATTTGACGTCAATCGGGCTGGTTGTTCCGGTTAAAGAGGATGGCGGGCCAAAGTATATTGTCATCGGTCACAGCTTCATTCCGGAAGAAACGCTGCAGAGAAAGATAAAAACAGACAGAGTGCCGTATGATTACTATGCCCGCGGAGGCTGGCTAACGGTCAATCCGGGAGAAGTAGTCGATTATCGCTACATGACAAAGTGGATGATAGAAACAGCGGAAGAACTGGGGCTGAACATTAAAGAAATCTGCTATGACCCGTATAACGCAACTTATTATGCGCAGGAACTTGAAAAACTGGAGTATACATGCGTAGAAGTCAGACAGGGCATGATGACACTATCTGAACCGACGAAATCATTCCGGGAAAATGCGTACCAAGGAAATATTCTGCATTTTGAAAATCCGTTGCTTGACTGGTCAATCAGTAACGCAGTAACAAAAAAAGATCAAAATGAAAACATCATGCTTGATAAAGAAAAATCAACAAACAGAATTGACCCGATAGCATCTGTCATCAATGCATTTACGCGTGCGCGGATTACGGAAGAAGATGATATGAGTGACTATATTTTGAGTGACGATTTCAGCTTATAAGGAGGACATGTGAAAAAGATACTGTACGTGATTGATGATATTTTTCTGTTCGTCGGGTGCATTCTGATGATTGCCGGCGGCGTATTGATATCTCCCGTAGTCGCGGTATACACCGCGGCTATAGAGTGCCTGCTTTTGGCGTTTATCTTCGCCAAAGCGCAGAAAGGCGGTGATAAATAATGCTTTTAAGACAGCTTTTTTCAAACCCGACGGATTCAGGTACACTGCTTAGCCCCGCGGATTGGCTCATATCCGTTATTAACGGCGACGGCGTAACGGCAGCAACGGCAAGTAAAAACAGTAACATCTATACGTGTGTCAACATTTTAGCTGATGACATTGGTAAACTGCCGATACACACGTTCAGGACCGGCGGGAAAAAGACAGAGGGAATGAAACACCCGGTCGCTAAACTGCTGTACAAACGGCCGAACCCGCTCATGACACCGCTTGCGTTCAAACGGACATTGCAATACCATATGGGGTTTTATGGGAATGCCATTGCGTATATTGAATGGGGGACTGACGGCTATCCGAAATCGTTATGGCCGCTTGACCCGACTAAAACGACGATCCGATTAAACGTGGTTACTGGAGCGCTGACATATACGACAAGCGATGTAAAAGGCGCGATGTACAATCTGCAGCCGCATGACGTTTTGCATTTCTATGAAATGTCAAAAGACGGACTTATCGGAGTGCCGAAATGGCGGACATTGATTGACGAGCTGGACAGCCAGAATGCAATCAAGAAATTTCAAAGCCAGTTTTACAAAAATGGCACACTGACGCACGGCGTACTGCAGGCGGCATCGAAAATCAATCCGGAAGCAAAAAAGAAACTCCGTCAGGAATGGGAAAAAATCAACGGTGGGATAGATAACGCCGGACGAGTAGCCGTTCTGGATTTAGGGATGGAGTATAAGTCACTTGGCATGCAGCTTGATCAGGCGCAATTTATCGAAACACAGAAATTTGGGATTAACGAAGTCGCCAAAGTTTACAGAATACCGCCGCATAAACTGGCGCAGCTGGACCGCGCGACGTATGCTAACGCCGAAGCAATGAGCCTTGACTACATCAAAACAACGCTTCTTCCGATATTTACTTCGTGGGAGCAGGAAATTAACTATAAACTGTTCACCGAACCGGAAAGAGAAAACTATTATGTGAAATTCAACGCTGCCGCTGAACTTAGAGGCGACAGCAAAGCGAGAGCTGAATACTACAAGGATATGCTCTATGCTGGTATTTACACGCTTAATGAAATCCGTGACATGGAAGAGATGGAATGTATAGGCGACGTTGGTGATATTCATCTCGCATCGCTCAATTATACAGACATTACCGTTCTGAAAGATTTGCAATTAGCAAAAGCGAAGAGCGGAACACTGAAAGGAGGTGATGATAATGGGGAAAAGGGAAAGAAGAATCAATCAGATTCAGTTTGAAATTCGGACACTGGACGATGGTAAAACTATCATCTTGGAGGGGTATGCCCTCAAATTCGGAAAACGGTCAGAAGACTTTGGAGGCGTTGATGAAATATTAGAACGGGGATGTCTTGATAAAACGGACATGTCTAACGTTGTGGCGCTGATTAATCACGACCCGAACTATCCACTGGCAAGAAATACCGTCCGAGAAGGACCCGGGCATCTAAGTCTGTCAGTAGACGATACCGGGCTGCGGTTTAGCTTGATTCCGACGGATACGGCATATGCTAAAGACCTAATGACGAATATGACAGCCGGCGTTGTCAATCAGTGTTCTTTTGCATTCACGTTGGCGGAAAACGGCGCGGACTGGTCATATGAGAGCGAGAAAGACATGTACCATCGGGCAGTCAAGCATATCGAAAGACTGTGGGATGTGTCAATCGTCACAACGCCGGCATACCCGGATACAGAAGCACAGGCCGTACAGCGGTCGATGCAAGAATCGAAAGAAGCATACGTTAATTCTTTGAAAGAAGAGCAGGAAAACATCAGAAAAAGGAAGCTCGATATAGAGCTGGAATTGTTAAATCAATAATTGCTGCCGAACGGCGGCTTTTTTAATGGAGGAAGAAGAAATGACAGAAAAAGAAAGAGAATTGCGCCAGAGAATGGCGAAAGTAACCGAAGAAATCCGCGCGTTAATGGCAGATAAAAAACTTGACGAAGCGGAAAGTAAAACAGCTGAATTAAGAGAACTCAAAAGGCAGCTGGAGATTGAACAAACGCTGGCAGATGTTCCGGCAACGGTTCCCCCGGCGGCACGCGCGGCAGAAATCACCGACGAAGAAAAAAGAGATCTTATGTTCAGCGGGCTTGTGAAAGAGATTAAGCGCCAGATGCCGACGGACGCGGAAGCCGAAGTACTGAAAGAAGCAAGAGCCGGTATGAAAGCAGGGGTAGACGCCGACGGCGGGCTTATCGTTCCGCAAGACATCTCAACTAAAATCAACGAACTCAAGAGAGCGTTAAATCCGCTGGACCAGCTTGTCACGATTACGCCCACAACCACTATGACGGGGTCACGCGTCATGGAAAAATGGGCAGAAATGACGCCACTTGAAAACGTTGATGAAATGGCAACAATCAAAGAAATCGACGGTCCGAAATTTGAAAAAATCGCATACGCGATCAAAAAATATGCAGGCATTCTTCCGATTTCAAAAGAGATGTTGTCTGACACAGACCAGAATCTCATTTCTTATGTGAGTGCGTGGTTTGCTAAGAAAGATGTGGTCACAAGAAATAGCTTGATCATCGCAATCATGAAAACGCTGGCAAAGAAACCTGTTGCTAATGTAGACAGCTTGAAAGACATTCTGAATGTGGATCTTGACCCGGCGATTTCTTTGACGTCCGGTATCGTTACCAATCAGGACGGGTTTAATTTCTTAGACAAGTTGAAAGACTCCGAAGGGCGCTACCTGCTTCAGCCGAATCCGCTCAATCCGACACAGAAACTGTTGTTTGCTCATCCGGTTACCGTTGTCAGCAATAAGTACCTGCCGAGTGCGACATCTCCGAAGAAAGTGGCGCCGATTATTGTCGGGTCTCTGGCGGATGCAATCGTACTCTTTGACCGCCAGCTTATTACACTCGAAGGCACAGGTATCGGCGGGAACTCATTTATTCGCGATTCTTACGATATCAAGGCAATTACAAGGCTTGACGTTAAAGCGTTTGACAGTGCCGCAGCAGTATATGGCGAGCTGACGCTTGCATAAGGAGGTATTATGAGCATTCTGGATGGCGTTAAAGCGTATCTCCGAGTTGACGGAAACCAGGAAGATGAGGTCATCCGGACACTCATTGATACAGCCAAAGCGTTTATTTTGCAGGGGACGGGCGTCGAAGTCAAAGAGACTGACGCCCAATCTATCCTTTGTATGCATATGATCGTAGGTTACTGGTACGAAAACAGAAATGCGGTAGGTCAAGGGGCGGAATTACCGTTTACAATTACCGCCCAACTGCTGCAATTAGAAACGAGAGGTGAATGACATGCTGGTAAAAGCACTAGAGAAAATTATCATAAACGGAGCAATCGTCGATGCCGGCGAGACGTACGACGGAACAGCGGAAGAATTAACTGCCTACATTTCCGGTGGATACGTAGAAGTACTTGAACAGGATGAAGACATGGAAGACGATCCGGCGGACAATCAGAATGAAGAAGTAGATCAGGAAGTAGATCAGGAAGATGAAGAGCCGGAGGAAACCCCAAAGGAAAAACCGAAGACAACGAGAAGGGCTGTCAGGCGCACGAAGAAAACCGGAGCGTAAAGTATGAATATCGGGAAGATGCGCCACAGGATAGCGCTTAAAAAGCCTATTATCGGTGAGGATGTAGGATTTGGCTCCGTTATCGAATGGAAAGATGTCGGATCCGTGTGGGCGGAATTCTTGAAACAACGTATTACCCCGAGCGCGATTATAGGAGACGGCACGGCTGTCTTGATAACGCAAGGGATAAGAATACGGCCACGAGAAATCGAAAAAGGATGGCATGTTGAAGAAAGCGGACGGACGTATAAGGTGATAGACGTAGATCGTTCGGATCCTGCCGTTTACGTATTAACAACAGAGGCGGTAGAAACATGAGCAGGCGCGGAATCGATATCAAGATGTTTTCAGGAGAGGTAATCCAAAAAGCGGCTAACGACATTAAACGCTACGATAAGGAAACGCAAGGGAAAGTCAGGAATGTCATTGCGAAAGGAACGATAGCAGTTATGAAAGCGGCTATTATAAAAGCGCCGATGGGGCCTACCGGAAGCCTGAAAGCAGGAATCCATTCCGAAATGGAACGAGAAAAGCCGCAGGGAATAGTGAAGAGCGACGCCCCGCATTCGCATCTCGTAGAATTCGGGACAGTTGAACGTATAACATCCAACGATCCGAGAAAAGGCAAAAAAGCCATGCGAATAAACGATAAATTCGTAAGCGGAGTTATTCGCACAGGGAAGATGCCGAAGCGTCCGTTTATGCGGCCGGCAATGATGCAGGAACGGGGCAAGATTGAAAATGAAATGGAGAAAATATTTCAATGAGACTTATCAGAGACGTACCGTCAACCGTTCTCAGGATGGCGGTTTTTAAATTGCTGAAAGAAGGTCAAACGATACCGATTCACGGCTCAGTTCCCAAAGGTGCGAAACTTCCTTATATCACCCTGGGCGCGGCTACGTTCAAGCCGTTGTCAAATAAAGATCTGATTATTTGGGACGCTTCACTGAACGTAGAAGTATGGGCTGGGGAGGATGGGAAAAAACAAGTCAATGAAACGCTAAACGATATATGTGCATTGGTATCTGCTTACGGATGCGATATGGAGCTGCCTCAATATCGGATTAATAGTACACAAATTGATCTGGTAGAGGATTTTCCGGAAGTATCCACAGGTTATCACGGCACAGTAACAATATTATTTACTATTCAGAATTTTAACAAGAAAGAGGTATAAAAATGGCTAAATTATCAGCAGAAGAACTTAAAAAACTCCCGGTATATGAGGGGACATCCATGGCTACAGCGGGAAAAGATACCTTGCTGTATATAGACAAGGCAACAACCACGGGGAAAAAGCCGACATGGGTACTTGTCGGAGGACAGAGAAACTCACCAGTAGAATACAAAGCGGATTCTATTGATGGATCTCATAAGACTTCCGGCGGGTGGGGAGAAACGCTCGCGGGTCCAAAGTCTTGGAGTATCAGCTATACAGGATTGCTTGTAATGGATGACGCAGCACTCTCAATCATGGAATATGCATTCCATCACGACATACCGATTCATGTAAAAATCGCATACCCGGATAAGACATGCCAGACCGGATGGGTTACTATTTCCGATTTTACAAAGGACGTATCCCACGACGGGGTAGCTACCGTTGCTGCCACGTTAAATGGAAAAGGACCGATTTCTGAAATTGCCGCAGATGATGTTACTGGAGGCTAATTATGCGTAAATCGGTAGAAATCAAAATAGGAGAGTCAAGGTATCAGCTGCTATATACAGTAAGAAGCCTTGAGAGATTTGAGCAATATCTCGGAACGTCTCTCTTTTCAGTTATAAGTTCCGTGCTTGTTAACGGTGCAGTCGGAATGGTACAGAGTGCTACAATACACTTTATCATTTCCGGCTTGCGGGCCGGACTTTTAAACCAGCCGAAGAATTTCGATGCTTATGATTTCGTGGATATGTACTGTGAAAATGGCGGAAACATCGGAGAACTCGCAAAATACATCGTAGATGCGGTGGTTGAATCCGGACTTTTTACACAGGGGACGCCGAAAAAAGAGGCGCCGATGAAAAAGAAGAATCGCCGATAAAGACAATTGAAGACTGGATGCGGTATGCAGAACCGATAGCATACCGCATCGGTTTCAAACCGTCTGAATTTCCGCGGTTAACGCCGCTTGAATTCTATAGATATCTTGAGGCGAGCGACGAGCGTCGGCGCTTGCAGGATTACAGAATAGCGTACTTCATCTCATGGCTAATGTCCCCGCAGCTGAAAAAGCCGATAGAACCGCATGAAATTGCGGATCCATTGTGGATTACGGAAGAAGATAAAGTGAAAAATGCAAAAAAAGAAATGGCATATTTGAAAAAAGTATTCAATTTGGGAGGGGGTGCATAAATGTCTACCATTTCTGATTTACAGCTTAAAATTGGCGCGGACTCGTCCGGGCTGCAAAAAGAATTAAACAAAGTACCGGGGGCTGTTAAGACAGCATTTAAGGTTAATCCGGTAAAAGACATGCAGTCCGCGCTGGAAGGAACCACGGGAAGTCTTGAAACGCTAATCGGTAAATTTGGCGGAATAGCGGCATTGGCCGCATCGGGATTCGGATTGACGAATCTGATAAAAGGAGCCGTTGAGGCAGGAAACAGAACATATGAACTCGCGCAGCGGCTGCAGATAACAAATGCTGAAGCTGCAAAATTCTCAAGAATACTCAAACTAACCGGCGGTGACAGCGAACTCGCAGGGAAGGCATTTATGCGTCTCGACTCAACAATCAAAGGCAGTGGAGAGGCAGCCGAAAAAACAAGAGCCGTCTTGAGTGCCGTAGGTGTTACTCTGACAGATCAGAATGGTAAACTGTTGCCGCTTAACGACCAGCTTGCGCAACTGGCGGCAGGTTATCAAAAAGCGTCACAGGCGGGATATGCTCAGGAATTTATCATGAATACACTGGGCGCCCGTGGTCTGACGCTTGTTAAAACCCTGCAAAACTATAATGAAGCATCAGAAAATGCGGCAAAGATAAAAGGATTAGGGCTTGACGCAAAGCAGATGCATGAAATAAGCGTAGAGCTTGATGTAGTGCAGGCGCAGCTCGGACAGCTCGCTATCGCGGGCGGGGCTATACTTGCGCCGGTAGCGAAAGAAGTATTGCCGCCAATTTTAGAGGGATTGGCATCAACTGCTAAATATATAGCGGAAAACAAGGAAAACCTGCTGTCGCTGACGAAGACACTGGTAGCTTTTACGGTGGCGTATAAGACACTGCAGGCATTGCAAAAAGCAAGGTCAGCGATGGGGTCGCTTGCGTCGATTGGAACCGGAGACGTTTCAGAAGATGCGCTAACTGTACAGCAGGAAAAAAGCATTGCACGCCGGATAAAAAATATTGAAAAAGCGGCAATAGCAGAAGAAAAAGCATATTTGAAGACACTTAGTACAGCACAGATGACAGACGCTGAAAAAGAAGCAAGTTATTCAAAATACTGTGTCATGCGAGAAGCTAAAGCTGCCGAAACCGCAAGGGTGGAAGCCGCTCGCATGACAGCGGCGTATCAGGAAATCAATATGCAGGCCCGGCAGTCGGCAGCAGTGCAGGCGAGCGCGGCAAATACAGTAGCCGGTGCACATAAAGCCGCAGCAGGGAAGATGGTTGCGGCTAATACGGTGGCCAGTGCGTCGAGCAATATGCTGGCGGCGGAACAGACCGCGGTTACCGTTGCTACACAACAGACCGGAAAAGCCGCCGTGGATACCGGTATCAGAATGAGCACAGCAGCGAGAGGGTCACTCGGTCCGTTGCGTCAGGCGGCAAGTGCGGTATGGGCACTGGCCGGA